GTGATATCAACTGTCAAGTATTGACGAGTCTTGTCCGGAAGTTGTGTAAGCACCTTTGACTTCTCACGACGAAAGAAGCAAGTATTCCATAGTCGCCAATTCAGCTCTTTAACGTTGGATGCCTGTTTGGGACCATCACAATATCTTTCAACATACCGGCTATAACCTCCAAAGTCCTCTAATCGACCTAATATTTTTAGCTGTTGTAGCAAGTCTGTATTATTGTTAACAACAGGAGTACCGGTCAATGCGAATATATAACGTTTACCTTTGCAGATACCTTCAACATATTTGCTCTGTTGAGTTTTACTTGATTTGCATTTATGAGATTCGTCAATGATAACAGACCTAAACAGAGAGACACGCTGATCGAAAGCAATACTTTTCATTGTAAGCTTGGATTCCTTATTTACAGCTTTTACAAAAAATTTATTAAGCGATTCATAATTAGTAATGAACACCTCACAAAGTGGGTTGCCATCAGACTTTTTACACTCATAAAATGATTGCCAGGACTGTCGGTTTCTGTCATCAAGGATAATCGAATTCATACCTGCGAACTTCTTAAACTCACGCTGCCAGTTTACTTTCAACGCAGCAGGGCAAATTACAAGTACTGGAAAAGACTCACCATAAATGGGCGCTTCCTTATGTGCTTTAACAACTGCACATATGGCTTGCAATGTTTTACCTAATCCGGGCTGGTCACCGAAAAAACAGCGTTTGTGCTCTATTGCATACTGTACTCCTTCAAGTTGATACTCGTAAGGTTGAAGTAACATATAGTGTTCACCGACAAAAGGTTTCATCGGAGGAATATCATAATTAATATCTTCAGTTACCTCACGTTCCTTGACAGTAGAACAATAACGCATCTGAACAGCCCATTGCGCAAAAGCTCTCACATACCAATTCGCATCACGTCCAATAGGATAACGCGTATCATTGATACTAACAAGCCACGCCCGGTCTGTTCCGTCATAGCGTGGCTTACTTGGTATCATCTTTATGACCTCGACCAACTTTGGGTGATACTCGAACTGAATCCGGTACAGATTGGGCGTCTTAGTCACATAAATTGGTTTCATGAAGCAGGTTCTAATACTAATTCATGATGTTCAACTGTTGAACATATCCCGTTATCTTCACCATCTTCATTCATTGCATCAGCAGCTTCATCAACCTTGTCAAACGGATCCTCACCATCTTTAAATTCAAATTCCCTTTGAATCTCCGAACATTTATTCTCTGTAACATAAAGCTCTGCTTCATACAAGAAATTATAAACCGCATCACGAAACTCCTCACAATGCACATACGATTCATTGTCCGGATCGAAACCGATACCAGGAGAACAAAGATTAAGGACTTTGCTCGTCATAAGGGTTCGCTTACCTGTCAACACACAAACCTCAAAAGAAGAATCACCACCAATGCTAACGCCGGTTACATTGAACTTTTTGAAGAACTCATCTTCAAGACATGACTCTGGACGTTCCCAATTAATGTACTGGGATTCTTTCTGTTCTGTAATATCGACAATGTAGGGTATGAGCTTGTTTAGCGAATCCTTCAAATCCGGATGAACAGGATTAATCCCCTTGAAAACAATATCGTTTCCTTCCTTGTCTGCATAGACCACTTCAAGACATCCCTTTTTGGTCAATTTTGCTTTTGAAATATTCAAATCCATTTTAATTAAACTTTGAGTTAATACTTACCTATGCAGGTATTCATTAATAAAATCTTTATAGTACTGGTCAACAGGCAATGGCAAATTGATTCCTAATTCGGTGGCAGCATCAGCCTGAACCTTATCCATGAAAGTATTCATTTGGATCGTATTCAATTTAGAAGTACTTCCAACAACCGAAACAATATTTCCATTCATACATATTTGCCGTGGAAGAAACTTCCGGCAATAGTAATCATGTACATCCAACTTATCCGTGCCTGTCTCCCTCTCAATACAGGCAAACCACAGCCACATGAGCGCGTTCTGCGACAGGGTACGTGGTTCTACCTTTCTCTTGATGCTTACAGTGTAAGTTCCATTCTTGAGCGTGGAACAGAGGTAGTCAAACGACTTATCCATTGTGACTACCCCATTTTGTTTTGTTAGAATAGCTTCTGCCATATTTAGAATGGTAAATCATCAGGCGGTGATACCTGTTGATATGGCTGTTGCTGATATGCAGGCTGCTGTACTTGTTGTTGCTGTCTCTGTGTAGGCTGTTGCGTTGGTAACGGTGGTGGTACAGGAGCAGCCTGTTGTTGAACTTTCGGTGTAAGCATCTCGATACTATCAACAAAGACTTCAGTTATGTAACGTTTAACTCCTTTGCTATCGTCATAGTTACGAGTGCGTAACTTACCTTCTATATACAACTTATCTCCTTTATGGACGTACTTCTCAACTATTTCAGCAGTCTTATTCCAAAAAATAAGATTATGCCATTCTGTACGTTCCGGCACCTGGGTTCCATTTTGTAAGGTGTACGCCTTATCTGTTGTAGCAAAAGATAAAGAAGCTACTTTCGCTCCACCGTCCAATGTTCTCACATCCGGGTCTTTACCGGCACGCCCTATAAGAATTACTTTATTAACACTCATTTTCCTTCCTCCCTTATAGTTACACGAATACTATCCGCTTTAGTTGATGTTTTTAAATATTGAGAATATAGTTCCGGGTGATCTTCCTGAAACTTCTTTGCATCAAAACTCTTACCCGTTGAAGAGGGAGTATAGCTAACACGCAACCGACCGGCGTCCCATGATTTAACACCGTTCTCACGCATGGCACTTTTAAGCTGTTCCTTATAACCTTTCTGCACTTCAGCGATATAACTCGCCTGTTCCTCTATATCAATAATAGTATTTACTAATTGCATAGGAATAAGCTGCTTCTCATCGGCTGGAACAGGAGCATTAGGTAAGAACTGTTCACCTTTAATCTCACACTCCAGTAATCTCTTAACCTCTGCATCCGGCTTACGCTCAATCTCGACTAATTCCGACTTATTTCCACGTAACCAAATGCCAAACAGTTTATCAACTTTAATTAGTGGATTTTGAAGTTCAAACAAATAGGCATAGATTGATAGCTGCCAACTCAAATACTCACGGTCAAGGCTTGCAGTAGTCTTGATGTCGCCAAGACTGATTTTTTCGTCCTTTTCCCAAACACAATCAATATTCGATGCAAAATATTCATTGTCTGAAACAGTGTACTCATTGGCAAAAGCCTTATATCCGGCATTTACTCTTTCCCTGATATAATTAATAGCTTCAATACTCTCGGGTGGTAATCCTGTAACATCAGCAAACTGGCATTGTCCATGAATACGACTGCCTTTTTCAGCAGCTTTTTTCAATATGTATTCTGGAATATCCCTATACTTATTGGGAAATAGTTGCCGGCTTATCATTCCGGTAATACCTTTCAGTTGCTTTTCACCAAGAAAATATGTGTGGTTCTCTTCTGAGAAAACCACACTCGATTTAACCAACTCTATCATGATGCAGGATAAATTTTGCCCATTTCCATACAAGCATTTACAAACTCTTTATCATTTTGCATAGCCGGATTAGCATACCATACTTTTTCAAGTTCAGCTCTGCTTTTGACAGCAAGCATGTCAGCAATAGCCTTTTTCAGTTGGGCACCAGTATAAACTGGATTCTTCATACTAGCCGGTGTTTTTGCAGGCTGTTGTGCGTCTTCTTTATCGTGAGTGTTAGTTGCATCACTGTCTTTTGTATCATCAATGCAAAATAGACCGTTAAGAGCATACTTTCTTGCATAAGAAGATGAGGCTCCGGTAATTTGGCTGCCATCCATTCCCTTCTTTGTTTCCTCTTCTCTCGCAAAAGCAGTCACTATTTCTTTTTCCCCTTTTTCGTTGGTTAAAGTGGCAGTTGCTTTTACATAAATTCTATTGCCTACTGGCACCATCTCATCACTGAGAGTTAACGAACACTTTGTTTCAGTCAGAATAGGTTTCACTGACTCAAGAATATCCTCACAACTACGGTATTTGTAACTACCGAACTTATTAAATTGCCCTTTCGGGGCTTTCAGCTTTTGCTGAATGGTTACTAATTCTTTCATAATTCTGAATTAATGGTTTGACTTTTAGTTTATTACATCAGTAAAGGTAATCGTTATTGACAAGTTTAGCAAACAGAAACTTCGCCATTTTAACGCCATTTTCAGGTAGTTAAAAACTGCCTGTACGGTATTGTACAGGCAGAAAAATAAGAAAATGAATAATCCAATGTACCTTATGGAACGGCTACGCTTGAAAGGTGTACGGCTCCCTGATTTATACATAATGTAAATGCTAGTGGACGGAACCGGAGTCGAACCGGTCTCACGGAATATTGGTGCACCTCACCGCAGTTTCAGCCAACGATATACATATCCGCCCGATTAATTAAAAAGGTGCACTATCTTCACAGACCATACACCCCAATCACAAACACAAAACAAAACTCATGAACTACTATAATTTAATAGGATCAAAAGGGTGAATGGCGTGGGTCTCGAACCCACATCACGCATACCTGCATATGCTGCCAATTACACCAGCCATCCGTTTAAAGTGAACTATTCTCACGAACCATTCACTTAGAACACAAACACAAAATAAAACACGACATTAACTATTAAATAGCACTCTCACGAGCTTCTTGCTTCCGGATAGCCGTTCAAAGCACACCGGAATAGTATAGAACAATTAAAACTCAAATAACAGGGGCTTTAACCCTACAGCGTCCTTTTCGCTGGCAACATTAGTTAAACATAAAAAGAAAAATTCTCTGTGAAGGAACCCGGACTCGAACCGGGATGATAGATTACCTATGTATGACTTTCTTCAATCTATCTGCATACTTGCGTTTACCAATTCCGCCATTCCTTCAGGTCGTAGCCAGACGCTTCCGGCTACATTGATTGTATATATAATGCAAATATATTTTCACCCTCACGGGTTACTTAACTCTGATTGAGTTGAGCCGGGAAACGGATTCGAACCGCTGACCTCATGTAGAAACATGCACTCTAACCAACTGGGCTATCCCGGCAGATGCCCGGCGAACCGGGCTAAATAAACATGACAAATACTAAAATTAAGCAATGCAGACCTTCACAGGCTATCCTTATTTTGTTTCCTATCTTCGTAGTATCGAAAACAGATATAATTCACTGATACGACAGTCACCAATACAAAAGCAGCAATAAATTCTTTCTTGCTAACTTCAATGCTATCTATAAGATACAGTGTTGTCCATAAGGCAATGAACATCATGGCATACTGTATCACTTTAATCTTTTTCATTTCTTCCGTTTTTTAGATTTAACTTTCCTTCCCGCACATCGGCAATGAAGTAATACTTGAGCAGCATTACAATGCCACTTGCCGTTTTGGACATTAGTGGGCTTATCACTTTCAATCTTACCCGCTTCTATAAGATTCATCAATTTCTTTTCCCCACCCACATAATACGCAGACTTATCTTTTCCAAACGTTTCTGTAGAAAACAGACGGAGAATATTATCTAGCAATATTTCAGCCATTTCACCTCTGATCATCTCAACAAGCAAGGTAGTTATGCAATTCTGGTTACTATAAACTGCATATTTTTTACATCTGACTTTGTTTTCCAAGCCATTCCTTCAGCTTTTTCTTTATAAAGCCGAGCATTCAATGTATTAGTTACAGACGGTTTCTGAACGATAGGAAATACTTCTATTGCACCAACATCCATACTCCGTAATACATCAATTACGTTACGTCTCTGAATATCCTTTTCCATACAATCTAATTTTAAATTAAACATTGAAGCGATGAGCGGATTCGAACCGCCGACCTCTGCTTGTGGTGCTCTTCCGTTAAGCTAAGAGTATTTCTTGAGAGACTCGAACTCTCAACCATCCACCACACACAGCGCTCTAACCTGCCTGAGCTACATCACCTTTATATACATAAAGCAAATACCTCGATTTGCCGACAAACGTCTAACTGATTTAGTTTTACAACGATACGGCTTGACCATTAACCACAGCATTATATCGTTGAGAAGCCCGCCTACGTCAGTAATCCCTTTCAGCACGTGTCGGCTTCCAAAACACCATTTTACCAATATGTCAAAGAACTCTTCTCTGTTGTTCCCAGTCTCCCTTCAAGGGCAGGCTCAAAGACCGGACTGGGTACCGGATAACCGGCGGTTTGGTTTGACTTTAGTGAGGGTTAGAGAATACTTTGGTTGTTCTTCAAAACTATGTCCATTAAGTTTCGTTGCGATTCAATAAATTTCTTCAAATCATCACATTGGGAAACTTTCTCTCTATAAAATCCACGTTCTGATTCTAAATCTCGTTTGAGTTTTTCATTCTCACCTCTCAAAGAGCTGATCAACGCGTCTCGTTCTTCAATCACAGCTTCATATTTGTCTCGCTGTATTTCTAGTTCGGTTCTTTTATCCATTGTTGTATAATTTGATTAATCTCCGACGTAATGTGCACCGTAATGAGTACTATTTGGGTTGTAGTAAGCGGAAACGGGAATATTAAGGTTATTATATTCCTTGCTAAGTGTAGCTTTGGCAGTCTTGCTCATAGCTTCATGTCTTTCAGCTAAAAATTTATCAGTTCTTGATTTCACTGCTTCCGGTGAGAAACTTTCTTGGAGTTTTGCGAAGCTCCATGCAGATTTTAAACACTCTGAAAATGTTTTTCCACCCTTCTTGTAATTGCGGTGTGCAGACTTCATTATTTGTGATAAATTGTAGCTCATAATCGTTATTTTTTAATTGGTTTTATCAATCATTTTTTGTATGTTTGTATGATTGATTGATTTATGATGCAAATATAAACGTATTTACGTTAATTACAAAACATAAAACTTGATAAATAATCGTATTTACGTTAATTAACTATTAATATAGATATGGCTGAAACAAGCGTAAACGAAAAAATTAGAGAGATTATCTCTTATTATAAGCTGTCAGACAGGCAGTTTTCCATTAAAATTGGGGTAACCCAATCGGTGATTGGTTCTATGTTTCAAAAAAACACAGAACCTTCCTCTAAAGTAATTAGGCTCACATTAAACGCATTTACGGATATTTCAGCAGATTGGTTACTACGCAATAAAGGTCCAATGCTGATTTCAGATATCAAACCTGATCCAAATATTGAACGCATGGAACGTTTAGTTGATACAATAGCAACCCTTCAGGGGACTATAAATGAGCAGATGAAAACAATTCAACTATTCACTGAAGAGAACCAAAAACTGAAAGGCGAATTAGCTATGTTGAAGAATGAACGTAATATAGGATAAATAAACACATTAACGAATGAAAAAGATACTGTTAATACTAATGCTTTTTACTCCTATTATAACATGGGGACAAAAAAGTGATTTGATTAAATTCTTAGATGCATGTAAGACTTTTGAATTTGAAGAATCTAAAGAAATTATTTCTAAATATTCTTTTAATCTAGAAAATATGTATGATTTACTAAATTATGAAGAGCCAACAGGTATATTATTTGATACAGATACATTAAATATTAAAGGATATAAAGCAATAATTAAC